AATACTTATTCCGTACTTAATAGAAGCCGCTTCAAGAGCCACAGATTTTGGAACTGCCCAATACCACCTAAAAGTCTCACGCATTGCAACTTCTTCTTTTGTAATAGGGTGAGTATCTGAACCACTATCGTAGTATTCACGTGCAACCTTTAGGGCGGTTTCCCCGTAATCTGCAACAAACTGCCTTGTAGCATCATCTTGCCCGTCGAAGTCGTGATAATCTATGCCAGCAGCGTTTTGTTTTTCAAACTCTGGATTAAAAAGCACTTGGGTTTTATAAGCATCAATCCAAACTTCTTCTAGGTGTTCTGTCTCATCAAGTGAATCACGACGTTTTATATAAGCGTGAGCATCAGCGTATTTGCCTTGCTCGTCGTGCAAAACTTTATACCTCGGCGCAAACTCAGCATTAATTTGTTTTCTAAGTTTTCTAAAATCAGCAGGTTTTATGTCTGGATTAGTTTCGTAATCCAATGCTAGTTTTTGTATTGATGCCTCTTTTTCATTACGAAGACTCTTACGTTCAGCATAATACTCATCAACATTTGTTGGCTCTGCGCCATTCTTCCTGCGCTGATCTTCAATGACAGCGTTCACAGCCTTGTAGTTATCAGACACCGATACTGTTGATTCTTCAGAATCTAAGTCAGCATAGAGTTGTTTTACTTGAATAGGGCTTAGGTCTTTGAATCCGTCAACACCTTTGAACTTCTCCACAGCAGCTTCGTCAAGAAGCAACCTTCTACGTTCGTATGAAGTTAAGGCTCTAGTTCGCAAGCCACCAAAAGCTGCTGCTGTAGCAAACGCATCTGTCGAATAAGGGTCGCCAGCAACTACATCTTGCAACCAGAACGGAAGCAAGTTCTTAGACTCAGCTTCAGCAAAATCGAAGAAACCTTCGTAAGGCTGACCGTAATAATCTTGGTTAGTTATAGCGTTTGCAACCATTGAACCTGTCGGAGCAGCTAAGGCTCTTTCGCGAATCAACCTGAACCAAGTTGCATCCTTATAACCACCGTCGCTATTCAAGTCGTTATATAAAGCAGCAGCGTCATCTGGGCCTGCTGCTGTTCGGTAAAGTGCGCGAGGCACAGAGATTATCTGCCCTGACGGACCTACCCAGGAATTGCCTATTTTGACCTGCAAGTAGTGAGGCTCACTTGGGTCTAGGTTTACATCCTGCCCTAGAAGCTGCCCTACGCCCCATGTGTACGCTTGCAAGGACATCCAAGCACCCAGCGCACCTTCTCGTGCCAGTTGCCCTTGTGTGCCGCCTCTAGTCGTTGCGTCACTTAGTAATGCAATGATCGAACGAGTCATTCTTGGAGAGAAGAACATAAACGCTGTTTCAATTTGGCGTTGAAGTTTTGAAATACCAGCAGCTTCAGAACTTAAAGTTCCTGTTCCTTTGTTGATAAAGTCTGCTATCTGTGCAATTTCTTCAGCATCTGCTACTTCGTCTAAGTTCTTTGTTAGAGCGTCAAATGAATCTAACTTTACTGAGTCTATGAATGTAGACCAGCCATTTTCAAAACGGTCGAATAAGTTCTTGCGAACCCATTGTGATGAATCTTTGTATATTTTAATGTCTCTAAGAGCAGATTCAGGCCCTGCTGCTAAAAACTTTGTAACAGGACCGTTTACGCTAAGAGCCTCAAACTGTTCAATACTTGACTTGCTAAGAGTTAGATTTGCTCGTGACGCTTTTTCAAGCAGCCCTCGATCTTTGTATATCTTTGCCCTGATATTGTCTGGGCTAAACAAGGCAAGAAAACTATCCACTGTTGCATTAGCAAGGGCTTTATTTAAGTCCTTACCTTGCGTAATAAGTTTGTCGTTTTTCGTTGCTATACCACGAAGAATATCTACGTTCGACTTGCCAAAAATAATTGTTCCGTAAATAGCAAGCAAGCCCATGTCGATGCCAGTACCAGCCATACGAAGGACTCGGCCTACATCTTCAGCCCCTTTAAGAAGTCCTCCACGGCTAAGTCTTGCTTTAAAATTAGCCCAGTAGGTGTTGCTTGGGTCATCAATAAGAACGTCAAACTGGCTGGCAAACCTAGATGCTGATTTTTGATCTTTGAATACTAGGCTTTCAAACAAAGTATTTACATTAGTAGGATTTAACGGTTCGCTATTTGCTAATTTCAACCTCATTGCAGGCACATTTTTATCAGATATGATCTGTATGCCTTCAGCTTCTTGCGTCTTGTAAACTTTTGTTATTCCAAAACGCTTGGCAAACTCAGGGTTTTGTTTGAACAGTTTTGCAAGTCTGACATTGAACGCTTTATCTACAACGGTGTTATAGGCTTGCCTCGTGTAGTGTTTTAGTACGTCTTCAGGACTTGCGTAAGCAATGTCACCTTTAGTTACTTTTTCTAGCAACACATCAGGGTCTGTAAGAGTTCGTGCTTTAGTAAAGTAAGCCTTAAGAGAATCCCTTGCTGGTGAGTTTTCAGCACTAGCAACAAACCTTGATACAAACGCTCCCTCATCAAGCAAGTGCTGGATACGTTCCATGCCAGTAAGAGTTTTACCGCTAGCAGTTTTTATTGCTATACCTGATTCATCTAGCATTTTTGCTAGTTCGGTATAGGCTTTTGCTCGCTCAATTAAGTAATGCCCCTGTCTTGTAGGCATATTTTCAGCGAAATTCCAGAACTCACTACCTTTGTACCTGAAAGCCTTATGGATTCCTATGTAAATATTCGAGGCTAGGTTCTGTGAGTTTTGTATTGCAATCGTATCTACAACAGCATTTACAATATCTGTTTCGTGAAACTTGTTTGGTGCTACTTCAGGTGAAGTAAGAACATTATCGACACCTGCGCCCACACGCTTTGATGCGTCTTTATATCTTTTGCTCAGACGTTTTTTGATCGCATTACCAGATGTTTTACCTACTTCAATAATTCCACTAGCACTTATTGGGCTGTATCCAAAAGTATCTTGGTAAATTTTTCCGAATACGGTACTTGAAACACCACTGTTACCTATAACAAGTTGCGCTGTGGTTTCTGCGTTAGCACCAGCAGTCGCACTATTTAAAGCATATTTAGAATGTTCAGCACCAAGATCAGCTTGCTTCATATTAGTAAGCAAGCGAGGGCTAATCTTGTTGACAACGCCTTTTAGACTTGCAGTAAGAGGGGAGGGGTCAACTTTATCCATGTAGTTGAGAGAGTCCCTAACCCACCCTTGAACCCTAGAAGCCTGTTGAGTTCGGATTACAGTGGCCGCTTGACCAGCATCTCCAAACATTGCGTCTGACACAGTAACAAGTTTGTTTAAAGCAGATTTATCGTAATATTTAGCCGTTTTATTGACAGCCCAATCTAACTTGTATGGCGTAATAATGCTGCTGTATGCACCTGGATTGTTTACAACTGTTGCCCCCCCTAAATCTAACCAAGAAACAGCAATGTCATTAAAAGCGTCTAGTGTAAAAGCAGGAGTGGTTGCAACAGGTCTTATTGATGGGTCAACAGCAAACTTAGTTTCAATAGCATTTACGATATCTCTGTTAGGATCTGCAAAATTTAAAGAACTGTCTCTGTCTTTAAGAGTTTTAGCGAGTTGTTTAAATTCAGCGTCATCAAACAAAATCTTTCGACGCTCATATGCAGCTACTGCTACATCGTAGTCAAATGTCTCTGCCAGTGGTTCTTTTGCAAAGTTGATTCTGTCCTTCAGGTTCTGAACAGCTGATGTTATTGCAGATGGCCGCATGTCTCTAATAATTTTAGATTCTGTGGTTAAATCAACAGCACCTCGACCTAACAACGGGTCGCCCATAATAGCTTTAGGAAGTGTTGTTGCACCTGCGACTGTTAGCCTTGTTCCACCAACCGCAGTTGCCCTTGCTAATTTACTTGCAGTCTTTATATCGTTAACTAAGCCGATATAAGGAATTGCGTTCAGTGGGTCGAAGATAACCTCTAAAGTGCCTTTTACATATTTAGGCAGGTCGATTTCTTGATATGCGCGCCGTGTTGCACGTATGTCAGCGTTCATATTCGTGATGACAATATCGTCCCACGATTCGCCTGTTTCTTCTTCGTAATATTTCTTACGCAGTTCTTGAAATTGCTTTTCAACTCCAAACAAATCGCCTGGAGTTAGTGCTGCAAGAGGAGTAAATCCACTAGACGCACCTATTTCAGCACCACGTTGCAACGGGTTAGCCCTGCGTGATGCTTCAGTACCAGCAGCAAGAAACTCACGAATTCCTCCAGGCTTACCAGCCGCTTCGCGCTCTTCCATTACCTTACGAAGTTGCTTATCAAATTCTTGATCGCCAATAATCCCTCTGGCTAGAACTCCAGTTGCTGTGTTTATTGCAGGTTCAATAACATCTAAAGTACTTTTTGCAACATTTTCTAAAACACCGGAACCAGGAAATGAGCCAAACTCAAAACGCTCTTCTGGCTGTTCAACAGGAGGCTGCTCTGTAACTGGAGTAGTTGGGGTTAATTCAAATCCTGACCCTGGCTGAACAGTACGAGTCAACGGATCTTCTATGAATGACTTGAGTGCCGTAGTCGCAAGTTGAGACTGTTGTCGTTCAGCCTGAAGCTTCCTTGCAAGTTGCAAGTTCTTTGCGCGCTGTTCCGCACGAGCAGCTATTTCACGCCGTTGACGTTCTTCATCAGCACGAAGCCTGTCAAGAAAACTTTGAGTCTGACGTTCAAATGGATTGCTTGAAAAAGGGCTAACCATATTAGTAAGTAAATCGTCCTGTTGTTGTTGCTCCAAGACCGCCACGAACTGTAGACGTACCCAGTGGTGAGGCTTCACCTAAGAACTTAGGTAGTTCCTGTCCTGCCATTCCTGCTTCTGCTTGTATTCCACCTTGCTCAAACATACCAGCACCTTGATAGTCCGCAAGCGTAGATCTAAAACTAGGAGTAGGTTGCTGTGTAACGGGAGGACCAGCGATATTCATGTTTATTCGCTTCCCTGCAAATGGAGAGTCTGAAATATTCTGTTGTGGAGCGGCTTGCTGAGCATCGTTTTGCCCTGCAGGTACACCACTAAAGAACGGACTAAGCGCACCCCTCAGTGCTTCTTCACCACCTAGAACTCGTGACAACCCACCTAATGCCTGTGGAGTTGCCTGAAAGAGTGACGGAAGTATTCCAAGCCGCTGTTCTGCAAGGCGTTGTTGTGCAGATAGGCCACCACGAGCTTGTAATCCTGCAAGGTCAGATTGCTCCTGTGCAGAAAGTCCACCACGCAATATTGTGCCAATATCTCCAATAGTTTCACCTATGCCTAGAGCAGCATACGGATTGGTTACACCTGCTCTTGCCTGCAACTCTGCAAGACCTAATGCATCTGCTGCTGCTGTTTGACCGCCCATTCCGGCAATTACACCGAACGGAGTAGAAGTCCCGAACCTTGATGCAACATCAGCCGACTCTGCTCCACGCTGAGTGCTAAATGCCTGAAGAGCAGCCTGAGCCGCAGGAGACAACGACTGCTGAGAACCTATAATCCCTTCTACTGGCAATCCGGTTTCTTCGTCTATGCGAATCGTTCCGATAACGGGCTGGTCTACAATGAACTTAGTTGGGTCAGAGTAGAAGATATTCAGCATGTCTTGAAGGCCAGTTACAGGAAAGCCTTCAAAGTACATTGGCTGAGGAATCCCTGTAAACGCTCCTGGCTGAAAAGTAAACGAACCATCATTGTTTACGGTTGTTTCACCTGCGGCAAGTGCTTCAAGTTCTTCAAGTGTTAGGTCTGCTCCAGCAGCACCTGACCCTCCACCGCCTACTTCTCCGGTGCTACCACCTGTGCTAATTTGCCATTCATTTAACTCAATATAGTTTTGTAACTGATTATCAAGAATTGCTTGCTGCTGCCCAGCTGGTAAACCTAAATATTCGCCGTATTTTTCCTGCCAAAACGGAGGAAGATTTGCTGGCATATCTACTGGACCATCAGGTTTATCGCCATCGCCATTATCATCGGCAGCGGCGGCGGCAGCGGCGGCTTCTCTTCGGATTTTAGCTAATCGTTCTCTTTCTTGACGAGCAAAATTTTCTGCTTCAAGAGCGTCAATATCTTCTAAAGGTTCTGTGCTTGTAGAAGAACCTAAAACTCCTGGGTCTGTAACAGAAGTAGCACTAGCTAATTCTGCTGCTCTTCTATCTGCTAATTGTTTTCTTGCATCTGCTGCCATACGCGCTATTTCATCAGCGTCTGTGGCAAAAGACCCTCCGGTTAGGTCGTATGATGGGCCAAGTCCAGTTGTAGGACCAGATGTTATTCCTGCAACTTGTCCAGGCAGACTACCTCCCGTATTAAATGCTCCGCCTAAGAAAGACCCCTCATCAAATAATGGCTGGTTTGCATTAGCCCTAATTCGATTAAAATCCTCTGTTGTCATTCGCTGATAGCTTGGAGGCTGATAGAACGGAGAACTTGGAGTTCCTAATTGGTAAGGCAAGGCAGCTTGAATTTCTGCCATTGTTGGTTGAAGGTTTATATTAGGAGCAAACGGGTTGCCACTTGATTGCTCCGTACCACCAAGTATTATCCGTCCTGAAGCATCCCGCCTAGGCGGGATAAATTGTCCTTTTGATTTTGGCGAACCATCAGGATAAAACTGAAGTTCCTCCACTGGTTGATTTGTATATTGATTTGCACCAATTATTCTGTCAGGCCTTAATACAGAACTTCGGTCAGGACCGGAAGAAGGAAGCATGTATTGAGAAACATTAGGCGGCAGAGAGCCAGATGTAATATTTCCTGTAATTTCAGTAGGGGTTCCTATAAGAGCAGCAGGAATACCAGTTTGAACAACTTGAGTTTTAGCTTCTTGCGGTGAAGATGCGTCAACAGATACTGAAGAGTTGCCACCGACACGCGCTCTATAGTTAGCAGGGATTTGAATAAGGTACGTTGCCATTAGACTTTTCCAAACGGAGTTAGCGCGTATACGTTTCTCTTAGTGCGCTTCTTGGGTTGCTTTACTTGAGGTATTTCTTCCATACCTTTGAAACTGTTTTCGACTTGTTTTAGATAACGCTTTGCAGAGTCATCAAAACCTAAAAAAGCCATTTCTAACGGGTGTGATCTTTTAGCCATAACTACCCTCTAGCCCCTGGTGAAATATCTGCGCCAGGCACTCTAACATTACCTGATCGTGGCCCTGATACTGCTGCTGCCGTTTGGCGCATCTCGTCTATAGAACCTGGCATTACAGGTCTTGTAGTTGTAGGAATCCCTGTTCCTGGTGCTTGAGGGTTAGTCCCTGCTTGGTTGCCTTGCTGGAAGTTGCCAGCGTTAGGCAGTTGCATAGCACCTTGAGTATTCATAATATTCTGCGCTGTTTGTTCAGGTGTAGGAATTTCTGGTCCTGCACTTTGATTAGCAGCATCAAGAATGTTTTGAATTGTAGGAATACGAGAAGCTGCTGCCATCTGCAATTGCTCTTGAATACCAGGAGATTTGAGGAACTCTTCTTCCAGTATCTTAGCGCGCACTTCAAGCGGGTTACTTACGCCGCCCTTGCGTAGTGCTGTATCAAGATCAACGTATCCTGAACGCCAAAGGTTTGCCCAAAGGTTCAGTCTGCGTTCTTGTTCTTCAGGGCTAACAGAGTTTATTCGGACAATGTTGACGTAGTGACCTTTGATGTCTGAAGGTTTTACAACAGCATCAAGGACTCCCGCTTCAGTTTTGCCGAATACAGTAACTTTATCGTCAACTACTAACTCAACAATGCGAAGAATAATCTCGCCTTTATCCTGCAAGCCACGTTCCATCGCATCTTTTACTGCGCCAAAGTTCAACGAAGCGATACCCGCAAGAACAGCGGTGTGATACCCAGAGGCTGCGCCGGTAGGACGTTGCCCTCTGGCTACAGCAGGGACGGTATTAGCCTCAATTGCTTCGTCAAGGAACTGCTTTGCAACTCCAATTTCAGAAGGTGGTCGTGGAGTTTCTCCTACACCAACCTGAACTTGTGGCGGCTTAATGTTCTTCGCGCCAGGAGTGTCATCCCATGCTGCTTGAACTTCTTCAGTAATACCTGGAGGTCCAGTGAACTCAAGCGTAGGCCACGCTGATTTGCCTACAATGTCGATGTAATGAGATGCCAGCTGGCTTTGCGCCCGAATCATTTCCATAGACCCGTTTAGCAAACCCATGTATAGCTTGTCTGGTTCTGAGTTTCCGGTATCCAAGCCCATTTGAGGCCAGTACATAACCCACGGTAGCCGTCCGTATCCGTGTCGGCGTGGCTCCATAACCCATTCTTTATCAGCTACATATGCAACTTGAGAGTGAGTCCAGATTTCCTGAAAGTTGACAAACCCTTTTGTATATTTGCCCCAGCTTGGAAAGTGAGCCTGTACCCATTCAGCATCGACTTGGTATTCATAAATAACCCAGCGTGGCTGAGTTCCGTTGTTCATGTCCCAAATTAGGTTTTGCGGGTTAACTGCAACAGATTTTATTGGCCAACTAATTGATCGCTTTTCAAGAACTTCTTCTACTTGTTCTCGATAACTAGAAGGCACATCTTCTGAATGAGGGGGAGGTTCTGGAAAGTCGCTCCACTCATTGGCAATAAACTCAACCTTTTCCCATGCAACTCCGTATAGCCCTGCATGTTTAGTGAGTTCTCGGTACACAGGAGAGCGATGCTCAATCATGTGGTGCGCGCCAGTGAGGAACTTCTCCATGCTTTCGGCACGAGCCTGTCCTCTAGGACCTGGTGGTGGAACTGATATATCTAAGAACTGTGGACTAACGTGAGAAACAAGCGTGTTGATTACAGATTGCGCTGTTCCTAATCGAATCATTGTTCCGTTTTCAGGAACACTAAAGTCAAAGTCGTTTAGAAAAAAATCATCAAGGACTTTTGCTTGGTCTTTGAACTTACGAAATAGTTCGTTACCAGTTTCAGATTTTTCAGAAATCCAATGAAGCGATAGTTCAGGCTCATCTAACGGATTAGATGCTTCTACTTGGATAATTTCAGGTATTTCATTCCCAAAATCTAAAACCATTTATTTGCTCTCTACAAGTTCAGGATTCAATTCTTCGTGTTGTTGCATTTTAGCTTTAGATTTTTGCGCTCTATATGCTTGCATAAACCTTGATGGACGATACGCTGGCTCTGGACGCAACGGGTTCATTCGTCTAATCGGGCGAAGAAACTCAAAGTTTTCTCCTTCGTACCCTGGCGGGTCACACGACATCAATGCTAACAGTTCTGCGTCAACCCAGTCATCATGTTCGTTAGTTTCATTGTAAAAAACGTAACTCCCCCCACCGCCAGGACGAATACTTATGTCTTCAAGTTGCTTTACAAGTGTTGACCAAGAGGCTGGGAAACGGACGGTTTCGTTCTCAAGTGCTATGTAGTAGTTTTGAAATAGTTGGTATTTGCTTTGTGCGCTAAATTTGAATGCTGTAACGGGCATGCCGGTGTTTAGCAGGTGATCAAATACGACATCACCAAGTCCGGTTGAGTCTACTCTAACATCTCCAATGTTCCATCTTTCGATTTCTTTGGAGATAGTTTGTATTTGGCTAACCCAATCGTTTCCGTTCATTTCGAGTGCGTAAACTGATTCTCTTGTTCTAGCGTTTTTAATTATTAGAACTGTGTAGTCTTGTTTTTTACCGAGGTCAAGGCCAGCAACGTAGCGTTGGCTTTGGTCTGGAAACAGCATTTCTTGTGATGAGGCTGCTAGTTCTATCTTGCTTGGTCGGAAGAAGCCTCCACCGCCGTCTGGTTGTTTAGCAAGGTACATTCGTTCCCATACGGCTTCTGGCATGGTTTCTTTTTCGTCATTGATCGCTTGCTTTTGTTTTTCTGACAAGAACACGTTGTCGAAGGTAGACGCTCTAAATGCTTCGTAGTCTTCTGATTTGTTTTCTTTAGCCCAGTTGAACAGTTTTGAAAACCAATGGCTTCGTCCGAATGGTGGGATACCTTCGATACATCCTCTTCCGAGTCTTCCAGAGGAGTTCAACATTGGTCGAAGTTTGTTCCAAGCAGCTTCTTTGATGTCTTGTGCTTCTGTTACCCAGATAAAGTCAGGTCCGGCGGTCTGAAGTGACTCAGGGTCATCGGCTGATTTTATTTCGATGTAGCACTCTCGTCGTGCAATATCAGGTGATTTTAGGTTGAGCCACACAGATCGTTCGTCTTCTCTCCATCCGTCGCCTCTACCGCCGCCTTGAGACTGTTTACGTCTTACAACAAGTTCTTTAGGCATGAACTGTTTTAGTTCGTTCCATGCTTGACGAGACTGTGCAAAGTTAGGAGCGACTACCCAAACGTGGATAGATGGTTCTAGTGTGTGCGTGAGGTCTGTTCCGACAGATATGCCAGCAGCATCAGCCATTTCTTTTGATGCTAAGAACGGAGTTTTAGATGCTGCGGTGATAGCCCGCATAAGTTCTGTGAGTACAGCCCTGCCCTTACCGGCGCGCCGCCCAGCCCATACGACTTTGATACGTGATTCGGATTCGTGGAATTTGCGTTGCCAGGGTGACGGTGTGTACTTGTATGGCATGTCGCTATGCTCTTAGTCGCTGCGCTTACTGTCTTTTAAGTTCTGTGAGTACAGTTCAGCCTCTACCAGTGCGCCGTTCGTATCCAATTTGATGCGTGATGACTTGTTGAGTATGTCTTCTAGTTCAAACAGGCTAGATTCGCCGCTCATGTCGATGGTGTTACTTGGAGTATTAGTTTTGGGTGTTTTTTCTTGTGGAAGGTTGACCATAGGTTCTATTTCGAGCAGCCCAGATTTTTCGATCAGTTTATTTTCTGCTGCTGATACCTTGCCAGTTTCTGCTTTGATGAATGAGGTTATACCAGATTCCATCATGTAGACCCGTTGAAGTGCCGACCATTTTACTTGGAATGACAGTGGGACTTTGTTTTTGCTGAAATATGTGGCGATTCGATATTCGTAGTTGTTATCAACAAATTCGTTTACAGCTTCTTTGAAAGAAATACTTTTATCGACAAGATTCTTGGTGGCTTGAAACTCCCAATCAAAATCGTCACACATAGCCTCTAACGCTTCTTCACCAGCGCCGTAGGAAGGTAACGACACAAAGATACGTCGTAGCTTGCGTGACCAAGTAGGCCACTCAGGATAACCAAGCAATACGTCATCTCTGTATTTTTCAGCAGGAGTTCTAGCACGAACAGAATTTCTTTTAGGCACGATACTCTTTCCGTCACTACTTTCGTCAATTTGAAGGAGTTTGAGTTGCCGAAAGGATTCAAACCTATGTTATATAATAACGACAGATAGGGCATGCCTTGTTATTGCCTGGTCGCAATTTCACAGAGAACCCTATCTGCCTTTCTGGGCAGCCTCGTCATTACCTCCATTGTGACGGGGCTGTTTTGGTTAACAAGATTTTCAACAGTGCGAACGAACCGAATTATCCGAATTAACTAGTTCGGGAACAACAATCCATTGACTCGAAACCATTATTTGGTAAGATGTAGTTGCTGTTGCTGATGGTGTTTAAACTTTATTTGTTGCCCCGCTAGGGCTTTCGGTTCAGTCTAAATACTAGGGTGACAGCAAACCGTTGGCAGTAGCGGGGCTTATTTGTTAAGCCGCATCTGTGGGCAATCTCAGGCATCCCGACGGATTCTGAGCAACCGACATAGTTCGCACCAATCCAGCAATACAACCAATGCAGGAAAAGGTCACCAACCGTTGAACCGTTGAGTGACGCCACTAGCGAACAGTGGAATCTAATGCGGCTAATCTAAGCCTTGAATGAATCCCACGGGAACCATTTAAGGAGGGCAAAACTCGGAAGCCGCTCAGGCTTCTAACCTGCCATCGAGTACCAAAGTCCGACGAAGGTACACACAGCCATCAAACATGCCACACCGGCAAACTAGGCTTAACTAGAAAACAGTAAGACCGAAAACTCAGCACTCGGACAGGGTACATATATATCTAACATAGTGACCAGGTGTATCGGCGGTGGCTTGCTGGCGACTGGGCGACACGCGCGGTTCGTCAGGTGACCATGTAGCGTCGCCTGCGTCCTTACTAGGCTGGAAGTCCTCCAGCTTACAGGTGCGGAAGCTTACGGCTGGTGGCGTT